CAGGTGCGATTCCTGCCCGGCGTGCTTGCAAGGCACGATCTTGTTGGGCTTGCGGGCCTCAAAGTTGAAGTGAAAAACGAACTCGAAGCTCGGAGCCAGTCGGCCCTGCCAGTCGCCGGGCATCCCCGGCCCCTGATCCCAGACGTACCACGCGAAGCGCCGCCAGCCTTGGCTTCGCATCCACCCCAGCCACGCATCCCAATACGGGATCACTTCGTTGTCGCGGTGGATCAGGCCCAAGTTGACCAACACCTGACCGTCGTCCGCCATCGGCAGGTGCGCGAACACGCCGCGCATCAAGCCATCCCAATCGGTGATGCCGCCCGAGGTGTAGTCGCGCTGGTTGCCGTAGGGTGGCGAGGTGAAGCACAGCCGCGCGGTGTCGTCGCTCATCAGCGCAGCGACCACGTCCCGGTCGGTGGCATCGCCACAGATCAGGCGGTGCTGGCCGATGGCCCAGACATCACCGGGGCGGGACACCGCCACGACGGGCGCGTCCGGCACATCGTCAGCAGCATCTGGCTCGTCGTCCGGTTCCGCCTCGGTGTCAGGATCGGCGGCCAGCACATCACCGGCGAGCAGCGCCTCGATCTCGGCATCCTCGAAGCCGGTCAGCGCAAGGTCGTACCCGGCCTCGGACAGGTCGGCCAGTTCCAGCGCCAGCATTTCCTCGTCCCAACCAGCATCGAGCGCCAGCCGGTTGTCGGCGATCACCAGCGCGCGCTTCTGCGCGACGCTCAGGTGCGCCAGTTCGATCACCGGCACCTGATCCAGCCCCAGCTTGCGGGCAGCGGCCAGACGCCCGTGCCCGGCGATGATGCCGTTGTCGCCATCGACCAGGATCGGGTTCGTCCAGCCGTACTCGACGATGCTGGCCGCAATCTTGGCGATCTGGCCTTCGGCGTGCGTGCGCGGATTGCGGGCGTAGGGAATCAGCGCCTCGACCTTGCGGTACTCGACGTTGAGCGTGTTCAAAGTGGAAGTCCCAAAAGCAAAACCCGCCGAGCGTTGCCGCCGGGCGGGTTGAGTGAATGATGAATCTGGACGGTGGTAACCGTGTCGTGGGGTGGTAACCGAGGCCGGTAACCTGCCGACTGGTAACCTTGCCCGCGTCCTGACGCTAAAAAAGCGCCGCGCTCGCGCCCCCCGCATGGGTTATTGGCCAGGAAGGGCCCATTTCGCCTCGGGAGCGTGGCTTCGAAGCGACTGTCGCCTCAAAGCCACTGATCCCGAGCATGGATGAAATACTACCCTCGACCGGGGTGATTTGTTGCAGGGGCAAAAACCGCTGGTGATAGCTGATGGCAGCGCATGGCAGCTCATCCGCGACCATTCGCGCTCAAAGACTATCCCGCGACAACGCAGCCGTTGAGCTGGTCAGCCACCGTCTGCAAGGCCTTCTGCCACCGTCGCCACGCTGTCGTGCGGTCACAGCCGAAGCGACCACAGATCTTGCGCCACGGTTGGCGGTCGCTGCGCATCCACACGAGGTGGCGCTGCTCAACGTCCAGCCATTGCATCCAGCGCATCGTCTCCAGCATCCGATCAACCGCTTCAGGGCTGGGCGGGAAGTAGTGGCGTGGCTGCTCGTCAGCTGACAGGCGCTCCCACTGCTGGCGCACGATGATGGGCCAGACGTTGAAGTAGCCCTGCACCCGCACGGGTGGCAGGCGTCGTCCGGTGCTGGCTGCTTCCTCGTAGCGTGCGGCCACGTCGTCAATCGTCCAGTTGGTGCGTGCCATGTCACACCCCCTGTTCCACGTCGTGCTGCTCGATAGCCCAGTGCAGCAGTGCCAGCGCATCGGCTTCGTTGTCATCGACCGGGGCGTGGCCACGCGCGGTGACGGATGCGATCACATCCCCTTTGCCCGCGTTGCCTTTGCCGGTGGCGTGCTTCTTGATCGTGCCGACCGGAACGCCTTGGTACGAAATCTGGTGGTGCTCGCACCACGCGGTGAGCGTGGCCAGGAATCCGCCGTAGGCGTGCGCCGCATCGACGCCTGCGTGGCGACGGACTTCCTCGAAGTACAAATTCTGAAGTTCAGGAATTGATTTCTGAATTTCAGAAATCCAGCGACGGAAGCGCAAGAAGCGCATTCCGCCGCCTTCAAAGCGCTGCGGCCGGAAGCTCTCGGAACCGCTGGTGATGTGGCCGTCGCTGCCGCGCAGCGCCCAGCCGGTGGTGGTGCCCAGATCGAGGGCGAGGATGGTGGTGGTCATGGTGTCAGTCCTGTTGGGCCGGTCTGACGCATCGGGCACAGCTTGACGTAACTCTCCGTGAAGCGCGCGCGTACGCGCGTATAGAGACTTACGTTCAAATGCGCCCGATGTGTCAGACGGCGTGAATTTCATGGGGGTCAGTTGTCGGCATAGGGGGTGTAAGCGGGCATGGGCGGGTACTTGAGGTCGATGCCCCGGAACCCGCGCACGCCCACACCGTTGCGCCACTTCTCGATCCCGCGCGTGATCAGCAGATCGGAAAAGCGTCGTTGCGAGCCGATGAACTCGCCCGATGTTTCCGCCCAATGCTTCCAGTCGGAGAACAGTTCGGCGGTCAGTGACTTCGCGTTGACGTCACGCTCGCAGCGTTCGTCCAGCCAGCGGCCCAGCGCGTCCTCGGACTCGAAATACTCCTCGGTCGCCGACACCACGCAGGCAGGCGGTTTCAAGCCTTCGCGCTGCCACGCAAGGCATCCCGCCACCGCCCACGCCAGAATCCCGTCGCGCTCGGCCAGCAGCTTCTCGGTCAGGTGGCCATCGCGCCGTTCGGGCGGGATCGTCACCGTGAAGGGGATCATGTGCATGCGCCGCTTCATCGCTTCGTCGATGTTGCGGATGGCGGGCTTGTGGTTGCCGACGATCACCGGCTTGAACTGCGGCGTGTACTCGAAGAAGTCCTGGCGCATGAAGCGTGCGGAGATCTTGTCGCCGCCGGTGATGGCCTTGACCTTGGACTCGTTCAGGCGACGACCCTGTTCGGTTTCGATGGCCGTCACGAAGCGCGCGCCACGCAGGCCCGCCAGATCGGTCGGATGGCGGTCGCCACGGGTTTCGACGAAGGTGTCCATCGACGCGGTGGCGGCGTAGTCGCCGAGGATGGTGCTGATGACGTTGGCGAACACGCTCTTGCCGTTGGCTCCGGTGCCGTACAGGAAGAACAGTGCGTGGGCGCTGGTGACACCGGTCAGGCAGTAGCCGACCATCCGCTGCAGGTAGGACTGCAGATCAACATCGCCGCCCGCGATGTCGGACAGGAAGGCCATCCATTGCGGGCAGTCGCCTCCCGGCGTGGCGGTGGTGATCTTGGTCATCCGATCGGCGCGGTCGTTCGCGCGCTTGCGACCGGTCTTGAGATCGACCACGCCACCGGGGGTGTTGAGCAGCCACGGATCGGCGTCCCATTCATCGGTGGTGGCCGCGTGCCTGCGATCCGCGCGCGCCAGCCGCTCGACACCGCCGACCGTACTGGCGCTGGCCAGCTTCGCCGCGACCTTGGGGTTGTCGGCGCGCACGGCGGCCTGGCGGCAAACGCTGCGGATTAGGTCGGTGGCGGCGAGCGTGTCCTCGGTGCGCCAGCGTTGACCGTCCCACACCAGCCACCGACCCCAAGCCGCCACGTAGCGCCAGTCGCGGTGGTAGCGGCGGGTGAAGGACAGCGCCAGCGCATCCTCGGTGCCCCAGACGGATTCGTCGCTGCTGACCACTGGATCGACGTCATCGGCCACGTCGTGCATCTGCAGGCGCGGGCCGTGGGTGAGGAAGGTTGCGACATCGAAGCCCTCGGCGATGGCGTCCGCCGCGTCCCAACCCTCGGCGGCGTCCTCGGGTGGATACAGGATGTGGCACGACTTCGCACCCGCCGACAGGATGGCCTGCGCCGCCAACGTGGCGTACTCCCAGCCCGGTTTGTCTCGGTCAGGCCAGACCAGCACAGCTTTGCCGGACAGCGGCGACCAGTCGGTCTTGTCGACCGGCGCGTTCGCACCGTGCATCGCCGTGGTGGCGACAATGCCCGCGTCGATCAGTGCCTGCGCGCATTTCTCGCCTTCGACCAGCACCACCTGCGCGGCGCTGGCCATCCCCGGCTGGTTGTAGAGCGGGCGTGGATCGGGCGGTGTCATCTTGCGACGCTTGGCGTCCCAAGGCCGGAACTGCTTTTTCTGCCCGGGCGGGTCGTAGCGGTAGACGACAGCGATGAGATGGCCTGCCTCGTCGAGGTAGTCCCACTTGGCAGTGGCGGGGCCGAGTTCGTCGACGGGCGCATCCTTCTTGCTGGCCTTGCGCGCAGGTTTTTCCCGGGCGCGACCGAGCAGGTCGGCGGCGGCATCCAGTACACGATTGAAGTCTGTGTGGATGGATACCGCTAAATGACCGGCGATCAGCGAAAAAGTATCGCCGCCGTCGCCCGTGGCGCGATCCGTCCACAGTCCTGCCTTGTCGCCGTTGAGCACCACTTCGAGGCTGTCGCCGGGGCTGCCCAGCACGTCGCCGATCAGGAACTTGCCCCGGCGCGTCTTGCCTGCCGGGAACAATGTGGCCAGCACCGAAGGCAGACTGGCGATCAAGCCTGCCCGCAGCGCCTCGCGCTCGCTGTCATCAAGGATGCGCCGGGTCTGGACTGGCTTGGGGGTGTCGTTGAAGTCAAGCATCGGCGGCACCTCCGATCACGTCGGCGATACCCGCCAGTTCACGCGGAATGCGTGATACGTGACGCAGCTTGCGCAGAGCCTTCTTTTCGATCTGGCGGACGCGCTCGCGTGTAAGTCCTATCCTTTCGGAGAGATCTGCCAGAGTTGTCTCTGAGAAGAAGCGCTCGCGGATCACATAGGCTTCACGTTCCGTCAGCGAGTCGATGGCACCTTCAATGATGCGACCGGCCTGTGCGTGGCTCGCGAGCCGCAGCGGGTCAACGGTCGCCGTTCCACAGGCCAGCGCCTGCACACTGTCCGCATCCAGATCGATGCTGGAATGATTCCTCTCCAATGGCTGGAGCTGGGCGTCCGACCACAGATCGGAAGGCGATGCGTTCAGGAAGTCGCACAGATTCCACGCGCATTCCCGCAGCAATCCATCTGGCGTCAGCGGCGAGCGCGTGAGATTGAGGTACGGTAGCAGCGCGCGGCTGTAGCTGATACCGACCTCTGCTGCGAACTGCGCACCGGGGCGGTGCCCGGCCTGCTCGATGGCACGCAGCAGACGGGCGTTGCGCACGGAGATGCGAACACGGTAGTCACTCATGTGCGCCTCCTTGCGTGGCTGCCCACGCCGTGAGTTCCGACATTCGGAAGCGAACCATTTGGCCGATCCGGTAGTGCGGAATGCGCTTCGAGATACGAGATCGCGGCTTGGTGAAGTAGTACAGCGGGAGATTCAACAGACGGGCGGCATGACGCGCACCCACCATCGGCTCCACTGCCAGTGCTCTTGGTTGGGTATGGTTCATTGCGTCCTCCAGCAGCGGTCTTGCCATGCGCAGAACCGGCATTCGAAGTGAGTGGCATCGTTGAAGGCGCGCGGCAGCAATTCACCGGCTTCGGTCGCGGTGATGACTTTCACCGCGCGGTCGGTCATGCGCTGCGCCAGCGCGGGATCGAATTGCACGAGTTCGACGTAGATCTCCATCGAGTCGGCGTTGATCGCGGTGAATAGCGCCGGGTGCTCGTGCAGTTGCAGGTGCGCCTGATACAGCGCGATTTGTGCGGCATAGACCGGCTTGCTGACGGCCAGACCTTTCGATTCCACGTCGCGCCACGACTTCGCGCCGAGGCACTTGTTCTCCCACAGCGCGGGATAGTGGAAGCCGTCAGGCCCACTGACGATCACGCCATCGACGTGACCGCGCAGGCGACCGTGTGCATCGGAGAAGCCGAACTGGCCGCCGTCGGGTTTCTGCGTGCGCAGATCGAAACCCGCGTCGCGCAGCCACGCCACCATGCAGTCCTCCATAACGTGGCCGCGCTCGAAAATACGCAGCATTCGCCCCTGCGTGTCGCGCCCGTGATCGACCGGCGCTTTGGCGTACTCGAACTGCAGCGCGCGCTCGCAGGCCACGCCAAGACGCGACACGCCGAGATAGTCGCGTGCGGCCTGCTGCCCACGAACGTGCTGCATGCCGATGTCCACCAACGCCGTGACACGATCAGAGAGGCTTGAAGATGAATTGAAATCCAGCATCGCTGCCTCCTCAGAATGGAATGTCATCGTCGAAATCCGCGAACGGATTCGCCGCATCGGGAGCCAACGGATCGGGTGTCGATGGCATGCCGCGCACGGGTGGGAACTTGGTTTTTTCGTGGTGCGCGACCATCGCCTCCGACCAGCAGGTGACGATGGCGTCGATGACGCGCAGCGCTTCGGCCTCGGCGTAGTCGCCCAGCGGTTTGCCAAAGCCGATCTCGCCCGCTGCCTCGCCGAAGGCCTTGAGGCACTGGCGCATCGCGGCCTTCTCGACATCAGACGGATCGATCATGGCGACCTCCGTCCGGTCGATGCGACCGTCCTTGGCGCGCTGCCAGTTGCCATACAGCGCGTGAAACGCGTCCTGACAACGGCGTGAGCAGAACACCCAGTCGAGCACGTAGCGGCGCGGGTCGGCGGTCTTGAAGCGACCGTCCGTGTGGCCGTAGCCGCGTGCCTGTCGTTTGCAGACCCAGCATTTCACGCCTCCTCCTCGAGTTCATCGAGCAGCAGGCCCAACTGCAGGGCAGCGCCAGCGAAGGCGGCCTCACAGCGGCGCTTGAAGTCGTGGTAGCTCATCGAGCTGCGCGCAATCGCCGTGACCGCGTGAATCTGTGATTCCAGATGCGCCAGCCCCTGATCCGACAACCACTGGTGGTGTTTCTGCGAGATGCCCTTGCGGTTCCGGATCTCGCCCAGCAAGTCCTCCGGCAGCACCGGCCCGTAGACCCAGCGCAAGGTGATCTGGCCGATGACGTGCGGCGGGTTCTGCTCGTGCCCCTGGTAGCGCCAGTTGAAGAGGCGGTACAGCGCGCGGTAGTAGTCCGGGTGGAAACGGCGCTCCCACGACGCGCAGGACTGACGCAGCAGCTTGGAGATCAACTCCTGTAGCGCATCCGGCGCGCGGTGATGCTGGTAGCCGGTGGCCTCATCGATCAGCGCGACCTCACCGGTGGTGGCAAGGGAGCGCATGATCTTCATGCAGTTGGGCACCAGCTTCCGGCGTGCGCGGTGCAGCGTGTGATCGAGGGCGGCGTCGATCACGCCGGATGCGATCTGGGTGATCACGCCCGCCGGAAAAAACTGCGCCCGCCGACCACTGGGAAGCAAAATCGGTGACTGAAATTTATCCAGTTCCGACAATGACTTAGGTGAGAAATCGGCCAGGATTTGGCGAAAACGGTGACCCGTGTTGTTCTCGTGGATGCCGAGCAGCTTGGCCACCTGCTTGCGGACGTAGCCGCGTTCGCCGGTGGTGAGCACGACGGCCTCGCAGTCGAGGTCGCCGAAATGCACGACGCCGTAGTGGCTGGCAGTGAGCATGGATGCGTTCATGGCGGCCTCCCTCACTGCGCCCACGACGGTTTGCCCGTCACGGGAGCGCGTTGCGGAGCCGGTGCCTGATACGCGGGCGCTGCCTGCGCCGGAGCGCCGGACGTGCCGCCGCCCGAGGTCTTGGGCGGCACGCCCATCAACGGGGCGTAGTCGGGGTGGTCGGGTTCGACCGCGACCTTGACCACGTTGCGATCCTGGTTCTTGCCGTCCTTCTCGATGTCAACGCGGGCGAGGAACTCAAGGCCATCCAGCTCGTGGAAGCCCTGGATGCGGCGCGCGGCGGCTGCCTGCGGGCTGTTGTCCTGCGGGTGGACGTTGCGGGCGCTGTTGAGCGCGGCGCGGATGAAGCTGCGCCCCATCTGGCCCCAAGTCGGCCCCTTCTTGGAGTGCAGGCCGATGTTCGACCACATCTTGCGTTTGGCGTGGTCGCCCGCAGTGACCACGAACTCGGCGGCGAGATAGATGGAGCCGGTCTCGAAGGACTCGGTGGCGTAGCCGCCGCCCCAGCCTTGCGACGGATCGTCATAGCCACCGGGCTTGATGGTCATGCGCACCGGGACAGTGGTGCCCTTGGGGATCAGGTCGAAGCCGGACTGTTGGGGGTCGGCATCTTGGAAATCAAAATAGTTGGACAACATGGCGATTACTCCTTGGATTCGGTGGTGTTCGGGGTGGCGGCGCTGGCGGGCACGGACGTGCCTGCGCACTTGGCGATCAGCGCGCCGAGATGCGGCGGCTCCAGCAGGTCGAGACGACCGCTGCGGTCTTTGGCCGGGAAGCCGTAGGGATTGAGGGTGTGGGTGACGAAGGCGCGGTAGGCACTGCCGTCCTCGGCCTTGATCTCGGCCAGTGTCACGACCTCGTCGACGATGCCGGGCAGCTCCAGACTGGTCTTGCTGCCTTCGATCTGCGGCACGAACACCTTGCGGTTGTAGTCATCAAGGCGTTCGTCGAGGATCGCCACGAACACCACGTTCTTGCCGCGTGCGTGCTGCAGGTGGGTCAACGCGCCGATCATTTCCTGCCCGAGCAGGCCGTAAGCGCCACGCATGTCAGGCTTGCCGGTGCGGTCGCTGACGGCACCCGGCTGCGTCTTGCACCACGCGAAGCACTGGCGGGACAGCTGCGTGATCGAGTCGAGGAAGAAGGTCTGGTAACGGTCGAGCTGGGTCGCGTCGCCAAACTTCTCGATGACGTGGTCGTAGTGCGCCTGCGAGAACGCGGCTTCCGGCGGCAGCGACTTGTCCGGCCCCGCGAGGAACACGAAGAAGTCGCGGCTCTCCGGCCACGAGGCCGGGCGGATGGTGTCGCCCGGCCAGTCAGCCACCGCCAGATCCCCGGCCTCGATGTCGAGGAACAGCGTGGTGGTGGGATCGAGGTCTTTGAGCCGGGAGGTCTTGCCGATGCCGGATTTTCCCAGCATCAGCAACTTCACACCCTTGCGCTCGGCCATGCGCTGCTGCGCGGAGATGATGGGGAGAGTCATGCGGCACCTCCATCCAGCGTCAGGGTGACGGAGGGCTTGCCTTCCTCGACCGTGCGCGCAGCGGCGAACTGTTCTTGCAGAGCCGTGGGCCAGTTGGTGTACCGGGACTCGGACACCGACAGCTTGATGTCGATGTAGTCCTCGACCTTGTCGCCGGAGGCAACGATGCGCTCGGCCATCTCCTTGAGGATGGCCTGACTCCAGGTCACCTTCTTGGGGAGTTCGTACTTGACGTGCAGTGCGCCGTCGTTGACGTGGGCGGTGCCGAAATCGCGGCCCGAGTCGCGCAGCGCAGTACGGGCCTGTTCGCCGTAGCGTTGGAGCTTGGCGGCATCCAGTTTCGTGCGAAGCTGCTTGAGGTAGGCAACGGCTTCATCGACATTGCGCTCGGCATCGACGAAGTCGGTGATCGGCAGCGCCACCAGTTGGGCGATGCTCATGGCCGCGAGGTCGGCGGGAAAGATGGTCAGATCGCTCATGGTCATCCTCCTCAAACCGGCACGCGTTCGGACGTGGAGGCGTAGACGTGGCGCTTCTCGAAATCGAGCACGCCGTTTTCGCCATCGAGGGGATAGGCCACTTTCTTCGAGAACTTGTTGAAGACAGGGCCTCGACCCATACCGCGCCAGCGCGTGAGCGTCTTGGGCGACATACCCCAGCGATTGGCCAGTTCGATCTCGTTGAGGAAGCGTCGCTCGGACAATTCCGAGGATTTGGGGGCGGACGTCGAGCTGAAGTCGACGCCGGAATGCTGGCTCGGTGCGCCACCGAAGCCAGGGGACAGTGCCATTGAATAGGCCATTGCCATGCTCCTTTCCCGTTCAGGGATGGAGGCGTGAGCGGTGGCCAGTCCAGTACCAGCCGTTGATGCCGTTTCACGCCTTCATCGGGGAAGGCGCTACATCCGGCGTAGCAACAGCTACTTTTGGCGTAGCGGAAAAATATTTCTGCGCTCCCTCCGCTACCCGAGGGACGCAATCAACCGGCGTTGCTCATTCCAATCCAAGGGCACCTTGACCCGCAGGAGCGCCTCCAAGGACACCGCCCGAGGAAGCCGTCCTTCGTAGGCGGCCTGCACAATGTCGGGGGCGAGAAGCGCCAGCCGCAGCAGATCGCTGACCGTGGAGCGGTGGATGCACTCCCGCTCGGCGATCTCCGTGGCGCTGGCCAGTCTGCCGCTGTCGATCAGCTGTTGCCAGTAGATGCCGCGCCCCATAGCCCTGAGCAGCGGGCGATCCTGTTCGGGGGTGAGCATCGGCGTATCGGTGACGGCAATTGGCTGGCTGACGCCTTCCGGTGCGACGATCACCTTCTTGATGCCGCGCTTCTTGAAATGGAAGGGCACGAACGTGGTGATCCGGACACCGCCGCCTTCCAGCGGGTGGCGGCGCTCGTGGGGTTTGCCATCGCCGACCAGCGTCTTGGACGAGCGGTTCATGGGGCCACCTCCATTTCCAGCATCTCGCCGCCGATGCTGTCCGCCCGCAACTCACCGGCCAGATCGCGCCATCCCGACTCGCGCCAGACGATGTCGACGCCGTCGGAGAGGAGCTGGACGCGCTCGATCAGCAGGTTGACCAGCCGCACCTGTTCAGCTGGGAATAGTTGTTTCCAGACCTCCCCGATGCGGCGCATGGCCAGCACGGTGGTCGGCTCGTCAACCTCCGGGTATTGCTTGCGCACCGTGTTCCAGACGCCCTGGATGGTTTCGGGCGACTGGAGCGCGCCGACCAGCAGGTTGACCACCACTTCCTCTATCTGGTCGGCGGGGATCATCCCGGTGGCGCTGCTGCGGTAGCCGTAGCGGTTGTCCGCCTTGGGGATGTAGTAGCGGTACTTCTTGCCAGAGGGCTTCTTACTGTAGGTGATGTGGTACTTGCCACCGTCGGGGCCGTACATCAGGCCACGCAGCAACGCGTCGGTCTTGTGCCGCGTTTGGGTCTTGCCCATGCGCTGATGGGCGTCCTCGGACAGGATGTCCTGCACCCGATCCCACAACTGCCGGGTGATGATCGGCTCGTGCTGACCGGCATACACCGTCCCCTTGTGGCGAATCTCGCCCACGTAGATCGGATTGCGCAGCACCTTGGAGATGTATTTCTTGTCCATCGGCGTGCCGTTGCGCACGCTGCCGTCCTTCAGGCGGTTGGGCTTGGTGGTGATGCCCTCCAGCCCCATCTCGCGGATGATGTCTGTGATGCTGCGCGTCTCGGTGAAGCGGGTGAAGATGCGCCGGATGGTTTGCGCATCCTTCTCCTCGATGATCAGCTTGCGGTCTTTGATCTCGTAGCCCAGCGGCGTGTAGCCGCCCATCCACAGCCCCTTGCGCTTGCTGGCGGCGATCTTGTCGCGGATGCGCTCGCCGGTAACCTCGCGCTCAAACTGGGCGAAGGACAGCAGGATGTTGAGCATCAGCCTGCCCATCGACGTGGTGGTGTTGAACTGCTGCGTGACCGACACGAACGACACCTTGTGGCGCTCGAAGACGTCCACGAGCTTGGCGAAGTCGGTCAGGCTGCGAGTCAGGCGGTCGATCTTGTAGACCACCACGATGTCGATCTGGTCGGCGATGATGTCGGCCATCAGGCGCTTCAAGGCCGGACGTTCCACGTTGCCGCCCGAGTAGCCGCCGTCGTCGTAGTCGTCGCCCACCGGCAACCAGCCCTCGGCCCGCTGACTCACGATGTAGGCTTGGCCTGCCTCGCGCTGGGCGTCGAGGGAGTTGAAGGACTGGTCGAGGCGTTCGTCGGTGGAGACGCGGGTGTAGACGGCGCAGCGCTTCTTGGTGACGACGGCGTTCATTGGGCACCTCGCTTCGGCTTGTTCTTGGTGATTCCGAAGAACAGCGGCCCTGACCACTGGGTGCCGGTGATGTGGCGGGCGACCCCGGACAAGCTCTTGAAGCGGCGACCTTCGTACTCGAAGGAGCCATCCGCCTGCGCGGTGACGCGGTGTTCGCGGTTGTCGAATTCCCGCACCAGCACTGTGCCGGGGATCACTTGCACTTCGACGCCGCGCTGCGTCTTGATGTTGGACTGCGCTTCGCCGATTCGCGCCATTTGCGCCTGCACGACGAGCTTGGTGCCCAGCGCCTCCTCCTGAATCTTGTAGGCGACGCGGCCTTCGACATAGGCCCGGTTGTTGTGGGGTGGGCGCTGCGGGAAATACTTGTCCCAGAGCACCCACAAGTCCTTCATGTCCAAGTTGGGCAGGCTGGCGATTTGCGCCGCCAGCGACGGGGCAGTGGTTGATGCGTTCATTTGCAAACTCCTTCTGTAGACGGGTTTGAATGAACGCGCTCGGGTGCCGAGAAGCCAAGGTAAATATCGCTGTCGCGCGGACGCGTGGAATGCAATCGCGCAATGGCGGCTGCAATGATTTCTGCGGCTTCGCGTGCCCGTTGTAGGGGCGACATCATTTCGGGGAGTGTTTGTTCGACGGTCATTTCGGTAGCCAGTAAAGTTGTCAGACCGTTACGAAGAATATGCACACAGGGCGGTCGGGGTATCCCGTTTCAGGGCTCATCAGATAGGGAGAGCGAGATTTCCAGCAGATTTTTTTGGGCGGCGTTGATCGCCGATCCCTTCTGCACCGCACGCACTTACCCCAAGACCGTGGACGACGGGCTGGCGCAGCTACAACCGGAATGGCGTGGTGGTACCGCCAGTACGCGCGGGAGCAGTCTGCCGAGCAGGAGGCGCGCAATCGCCGTGCCGGGTTGTGGCGGGATGCCAATCCGACGGCACCGTGGGACTGGCGACACACATCCCGGCGGTAGCCGGGAGAGTGTGGTTCGTCTTGGGTCGCCTCCATTGACCTGATGTTCATCAGGTCATATATTGCTCAAATCGGTGAGGAGCCATGCCATGAGCAAGCGAAAAACCGAAGGCATTACGGAACCGCAGACAAGAACGTTGAGAGCAATCTGCCAAATCCTGGACAGCACGGGCCTGCCGCCCACCGTCAAGGAATTGGCAGAAGCGCTGGGGATCAGCCACGCCAGCGCTCATGAACAAATCGCGCAGCTGGTGCGCAAGGGGTACTTGAGGAAAGAAGAAAGAAAAGCGCGGAGCATCGTGATCGTGAAGCGCAACGAATGACCACGATGCTTTGATTTCATTGAGGGGAATCCTGGATGGGGCATGTTCGGCTCGGGGTACTGCCAAGAACGAAGGCGTGGAAGGAGGTCGTCGGTCTGATCGCCGCTGGCGCTGACGTGTCCCAGGTCGCCAACGCCACCATCACCGCTGCCGAAAAGGCCTTCTCCTTCGTGATGGATGACAAGGGCTACACGGAAGCTGTGTGGCTGATGACGCAACTGGCCATCGCTGCCAAGAAGGACGATCCCTACGCTCATCTTCGATCCGTCGGCATTTCTCTGCCAGACGATGCAACCCTGTCTGACGTGACGGTGGGCATCTCAGATGCCTTGGATCGTGTCGTCGACAGTTCCTATAGGCGTTCCGATCTGGCTGAAATCTCCGGGCGCGCGCTGATCAGCGCAGTGGCCGACGCGCTTCAGCCTCACTTGAACGGGCTTTTTCCGAACGACAAGGACACGATGCGCGCAGCGCTTTCCAATCTCGGAAAGCAAAAGGAGTTCGGCGACCTGTCGCGCTCGTTCTTTGACCGGCTCACCAACGAGAGCCTTCAGTATTTTTTGTCCAAGACGCTGTCGACCCAAGTGGGTGAAGGAATGCGTTTTGCGACGATGAACCAAAAGTCCCAATTCGATCATGCGCTGGACACGCATACGCGGGAAGCATCGTTGATAGTCCGCGACTACTCGTCCGACTGGTTCTCAAAGCACCGCTACGAGGAAGGCGGCGACATTTCAAGAAAATCGTCCGATGGCTTTGCTGGCTATGCGCTGAAGAAGATGAAGAATGAATTGCAAGCGGGAGCGCGCACCAGTGCAAACTAAGAAATTCATCATTTGCGGAAACGCTTCGGCCAAGGGCATCAGCGACGATCCGAAGAACGACACTCGCCTTCGGCTTTCTGGCGTGCAGGGTGAAGGCAACATCACGCTGCGCATCGAGGACATCCACAGCAAGATGTTCAGCAGCGTGCCGGCCAAGTTCCACGACCTGCTGGAGATTGCCACCTACGTTTACAGCGCCGATCAGGTCATTCTGCGCGGCGCAGATGATGTTGATAACTTCGGCGATGGGTGGCGGCGCGATCTTCATTTCGTGGTGCCGGTGCGCAACCCGGATTTCTGGAACAGCGCCGAGATGAAGAGCGCACTGACCTCGACGTTGGGCTTTCTGTCGGACGACAACTACGAGTTCACCTTCGTCAAGCTGGCGCAGGATCATTCGATCCAGGACTATCTGGAGTTCAACGACGCGCAGGCCATCTACGGCAAGCCGGAGCAAGTGGTGATGTTCTCTGGCGGCCTCGACTCACTGGCGGGTGCGCTCGACGAGGTGTTGAGCCAGCAGCGACGCGTGGTGCTGGTCACGCACAAGGCCACGCCCAAGCTCAACACCCGGCACAAGACGCTTCGAGACCTGCTGGCGCAGAAGGCCGGAGACAACGCGCCGCATCAGATCAGCGTGCGCGTTCACAAGAAAAAGCCAATGAACCGGGAATACACGCAGCGCAGCCGCTCGTTCCTGTTCGTCTCGATTGGCGCAACCATCGCCAAGATGCTCGGCCTGAGCAGCGTGCGTTTCTACGAGAACGGCGTGATCAGCCTGAACCTGCCGGTGTGCGCTCAGGTCGTCGGCGGCCGCGCCACCCGGACGACGCACCCCAAGGTGATGAAGGGCTTCCAAGACATCTTGACGCTGGTGGCCGAAGCGCCATTCACGGTCGAGAACCCGTACATCTGGAAAACCAAGGCCGAAGTCGTCGAACAGATCGTCAAGGTAGGCTGCGCCGATCTGATCAAGCATTCGATGACCTGCACGCACACGTGGGAAATGACGAACCAGCACACCCACTGCGGCCTGTGTTCGCAGTGCATCGACCGACGCTTTGCGGTCATCGCCGCCAAGGCCGACCAGTACGACCCGATTGATCACTACAAGGCTGATGTGTTCACCCAGAGCCGGAACAAGGACGACGACAAGATCATGTCCGCGTCCTACTTGGAGCGGGCCAACCAAGTGGGAGCGCTGGAGAACGTCGGGCAGTTTCTTGCCAAGTACGCCGAGGTGAACCGGGTATTGCGCTTCCTCGGCGGAAGCACGGCGCAGGCTGCCCAGCGCGTGTTCGATCTCTACAAGCGCCACGCTGGCGAGGTGAACGCCGCGTCGGATGAGATGGTTCGCCGCCATGCGACGGCCATTCGTGAGCGCACCATGCCAGGCGACGCCTTGCTGCGCACGGTGCATGAGTCCGCATCGGTGATCTCGGTGCCAGCGGTGTCGTCGAAGGAGAAGCAGCCGGACAACTTCTTTCGCAAGCGCGGCGGCGGTTGGGAGGCTCGGTTCAATCGCGGGAACAGGATCAACATCGTCGGCGTGGATAAGGGCGCGGAGTACATCAACCTGCTGCTGGCGCATCCGGATCGGGAGGCATCCGTCTACGAAGTCGTTTGCGGCTACGCGCTGGGCGTCGCCGAGCAGGCGAGTTCCGGACTGGAGCACGATGACATTGAGGAGGGTTTCCAGGTTACGACAGGAGCGCCGCTGGGCGACGCAGGCGTCGTGGTGGACAGGAAGGCAGTCGAGCAGTACCGGGCCAAGTACCAGTTACTTGTGATCGAGAAGGCGGAAGCCGAGCAAGACGGCGACCACCAGCGTGTGGAGGAAATCGAGGACGAGCTGGCCCAGATCGCCGATGCGCTCACGGCGGGCGTCGGCAAGGGCGGCAAGCTCCGCAAGGCTGGCGACAAGCGAAAAAATGTCCGGGACGCCTTCCGCAACGCCGTCAACCGGGCGATCACGGCCATCGGGAAGTACGACAAACCCCTGGCCGAGCATCTGAAGGCCAGCATCAAGCACGGCAACGAGGTGGTCTACCGGCCCGGAACGCCCGTTGTCTGGGACGTCCGCCCCATCGTCAACGAGTAGCCCCGCCCGGGGTCGGGTCGCCCGCGTCAGGGCGGTTTTCCTGACGAACAAGCCGCCGGAAACCCGCGCCAGTGCTGGGGCGGGTGCGAAGTCCTCCTTCGCAGAAACAGAGAATGGGCGGCATCTGAGAACGGAAAACGACCCGAAACCGGGGTGTCCGGGGCTGCGGCGTCCTTCGCAGCGAGGCCCGAACCCGCGCCAGCACTGGGGGGAACGGGCGAAAAAAAACCAACCGAGAACGGTTGGTTTTTTAAATGTTGGTGGTGGAACACGGAACCGAACCCGCGTCCGTTTGCCGAGCCAGATAGTAACGCATTGGCCTTGAGGGCGTGGATTCGACGATTTGGCCAACTGTGTTCGGTCATCGTGCAAGCCGTGGTCGCCGGAACTTCACGCTCTTGCAGGCCAAGCAGCAGGAGTGGCTACTTGCATGACCAAGGAGCGTAACTTGGCCACTGCGTCGGCGGGGTTGTGGGGCAACGTGGCAAAGCCGATCTTCTTTCGGTCATCAAGGCTCCATGGGCTTCTCTGCTCGGCATTGGGCGTACCAGGTTTTGATGGGTCGAAGGGATACGCCAAAAGGCCCCAGATCACCATTCCGGCAGGAGACTGAAAGCGTCCCAGATAGGCGGCCATCTGATACAGGTCGTCGCGCTGCGGCCCATTTGGTGAGCTGGCAGATGGATGAAGGGACTTGTACTTGGCATCAACCACCCCTCTGATGGTGGAGCCTGAGAACAGTATGGCGTCGGGTATCAACATGCCCAAACCTTGGCCGGAGACATCGCTGTGGAGCAGTTTCTTGGTGACAGACTTATCTCGGGTGCCGTGAGTCACCGTCAGCGGTGCGGCGGCCTTCCGCAGAATGCTGAGGACGTACATCTCCCACAGCTCGGCCACGTCGAGCAGCACACCTTTCGTATCGCCGCTGGCATCAATATCGGCAGCGAGCCCCCTTCGGTTTGCAATCTGCCGCGAAAGCTCCGCGATGTGGGCGAAGCCCGCCGTGATCGGTGTGTAGCGAATCCTGTCCAGTTCGGCCTTCGTAGGCACGCGTGGTCGCGCACCGGTGACAGCCATCAAATGGGGAAGAAGCTCCTTGGCACGTGTCGGCAGCCATTTTTCATCAGGCACCCCAAGCCACCGTCGCAGAACCTCGTAAGCGGCGACGATGGCATCGGAGGCTGCGTGATCCAACGACCGCTCCGAACGGATAGACACGACCTGCCCACCGCCTGCGGCGATCATGCGCAGTGATGCAGGGACATCAAGCCGTCCCCTAACCGCCACGCCTTTCGTCGCCACGTCGCGGCGTAGTGCGGGCAGCCCATGCCGAGCCGCCTCGACGAAGCCGTGGGCCCAAACGGACGCGAGGAGTTGGGCAATGAACGATTCGTCCTCCCGGAGCTTTCCTGGCGCGTCGGTCAGCACGACTGAGGTTGCTTCAAAAAGCCAATTCCGAAGCGCGGCCAGACCAAAACGTGGCTCAATGGTCAGGCTGTGCCCCTCGAAGGAAATCGAGCCGACGTACCTGCCAGCCCACCAGGTGCCGTCCCATTCACAGTAGACGATGGGTTCGTCCTCATCCCTCTCGCCAGAGATGGGAACGACAAGATCCGATGCTCGGACATTTGTTGCGAGCTTACGGAGCCAGTTCGCCTCTGCCGCTGTCGGTTGCGGGACAAGCGGCGAGCAGTCACGCGCGACTAGCTTCACTCGGCCACCGACGGCTTGAGAAGAACCTTGGAGAGCCGGTCGAGCTCCGTGTTGCGCGCGGTCGCGTCCAGCCCGGCGAGATACTGCTCGAGCAACGGGCGAAGGGACAGATTCCACACCTGCACGACGGGCTCCAGCGCCTCACCCTTTTTGTTCCAAAGGTAGTTCTGCTTGCGTGTAGGTCGAGCACCGAGGAAATTGCGCAGGAACACGACCACATCTAGCAGGTAGGTGTGCCCGATCTCGTACTGCGAGCCAAGCAGCGGGCTGTCGTGAATCTGCCTGTTCAACGCCGCCGCCGCTGCAGCCAATTTGCGGAAGTCCGGTTCGATGCGATCCCACTCCAGGCCCGATTTCAGAACCTGCCACTTGAATTCGGCGGCACCCACTAGAGCCTCGGCGTCAAACGGGCAAAGTAGCCACAGGAAACGGCGGCGCAGCGCGAAGTCGATCTGCTCGATGGACTGGTCGATCAGGTTCATGGTTCCGATCACGTACAGATCGTCGGGGATGCGCAGCTTCATTGCCGCCCCGTCACCATTTCGTGCCGGAAGCTCAATCGTCTGATTGCGATCCTCAAGCAAGGAGAAGCACTCGCCGAGCATCCGACTCAGGTCCGTCCGGTTCATTTCATCCAGGATCAGGATGTGCGGCAGACGTTCAGCGCGTGGCTGCTGCTCGATGTCCTCAATCAGCTTTGGAAGGTAGCCAGCTCGATATTCCGTGCCACCACTATTCGAAATGTGGAGTGCGCGAATGAAGTCTTCGTAGCTGTAGGCCGGGTGCAGCTGGAGTCGATGCACGTTGTCGCGGATCGCGGCTTCGATAGCAGATTGCGACTGGAAGTAGCGAGCCGGGCCCATTTGGCTCAGTGCCTCAGATCGGATGACCCTCTCAGCCAGCTTCTTGGCGCGGAAAGTTTTGCCAGTACCCGGTGGGCCATAGAGGACGATCTGCTTCTTGTGCTGGATGATCTCCAGCGGCGCGCCTTCAGATGCGCCCTCGCTATCGTCGTACCAAGCCTCGACCAGCGGTGACCAGTAAAAGTCCAGCTCCTGGTTGGGAAGCAGCTTTTCGAGCTCCTGGCGGATGGCCAATATCGCCCGGTCATCATCCTCTGCTTCGGCAGTGACTAGCCCCGAGAAAGCCTTGATGACTCTGCGCTTGTGATTTCCACTTGCTATGCGTTCGAAGTGTTCGGGGAACAAGAGATGAAGAAGCATATGCCGCAGCTGCTTCGACTCCGCATCCTCAATGCTGTCCACAACCTCTTGAAAGAGCCTCGGATCGGCCGCCACCTCTACCTGCCGATCTTGTGGCAGCTTCTTCCACGCGATGGCGAGCTCGATCAGAAAGGCGATCTCGAAGGGTCGGCGGGTGTTGTAGCCTTGACCGCCACTGCCGATCCCGTTAGCGAAGGCTGCCGAAACAGGGTGTGACTCTGGAAGGCTGTCGCCGCCCCAGCCGAGCACCTCGTTCACGACCTGCCGCTTGCGCACGCCACCGACACTGGATGGGAAAAGGAAGTACACGCTCAAGATCTCTGCCGCAAGACGTGATACGTCCTGTCCGGCTTTTCCGACTTGGTCTTTGAACTTGTCGATGAACGTACGGTCGCCCTCGTCGGGGGTGGCAACGAAGGCTTTGTGGATGCGCTCCAGCACGTCGGGACGCCAAACAGAATCGTCGGCGAACAGTAGCGAGCCGTCACGCAGGAGGCAGTTGGCGCGAAATGAGTCTGCTGCTCGGTAGATCTTGTTTGTGTCGTGTTCCGAATAGCGAGCCATAGCAAGTCCTCTTTTACGTTCTAGAGCGAAATCGCCGATGTGCCCCTTCGGCCCATCAGGCTCCATCTTCGGCCAAGGGCCAAGATCGGCCTTGGCTTTCCCTTCCCCCTCAATGTAATGTAACATCCAGCACATTACATTGTCACGGATTCTTCCATGAGTATTGGTAGCAGCGGTCGCATAGTCATTGAGATTGAGCCTGAATCCAAGCGGCTGCTCTACGCCGCCCTAGCTCGGGATGGTTTGACTCTAAAAGATTGGTTTTTAAGAAATGTTGAGAGCTACATGACGGCAAACAACCAATTGCCTTTGTCATTTTCAAATGCAAGCTCCGCACCAACGCTAGGTGAAGTGAAGCCGCAATCACCCGCCCCTTCGACAGGAGCAGGGGCATGACCGAAATCATTACTAACGAGAAGCGCCTTGTTTCCTCTTGCACAGAAATGCTTAGGGGCTCTGGTGACGCTAATTGCTCTAGAAAATTCAAGAAAAAATCAAATCAAATGCAACTCAGTCTATCTGGCCTGGAAACGTTAGCTGCCACACAAGTAACCCATCAAGGTGGTAAAGGAGAGCCCTTTCATGACTGGTACCCATACCTAGAAGGATTTTCATCAGAATTTGTCAAGTTTGTTCTTGCGAAATACATGCCGAATGCCAAAAAGATAATTGAGCCTTTTGCTGGGACAGGGACAACCCCTGTGGCTTTGGCTGCATTTGGCATTGATTGTGGCTACTGCGAAGTGAATCCCGCTATGCGGCTCGTCGTCGAAGCGAAGATGGCGCTTGGCTCTGCCACAATGACGCGTCGAAAGAAAATTGCCTCAAGACTTCAGGTTATTGCCGAAAACCTCCGAGATCTAGTAAAAGCAGCGCAACCGGACAAAGCTTTACAGGATGACTACAAAGTTAACTTTGAGGGAAGTCAATTCTTCAACGATGTCGGCATGGCTGCAGTGCTTTCTCTCAGGACTGTCAATGATGATGTTGCAAAAGAAGACGAGTTGATTGGAAATTTATTCACCATTGCAGTGATGGCGAAACTCGTCATTTGCTCAATGTTGAAGCGGTCTGGTGACGTTAGATACAAAACAGAAAAAGAACTTCAGAAAGGCATTCCAGATCTCATCGGTGAGGTCTCAAGCCATCTCCTTCTCATATCGGGGGATTGTTTGGCCGCCGACCATCTGACGGCGTCTGTTGGCATCATTACAGCCAACGCTCGCGATCTTTTGAAGACGGCATCATTTGATGCTGATGGGGTCATTACTTCACCGCCTTACCTAAATGGAACAAATTACTTTAGAAATACAAAGCTAGAGCTTTGGTATGGGCGCTTTCTGTCAAACGGAACGACTCTAAGATCCTACAGGGATGCTGCAATTACTTCCGGCATTAATGATGTTGGTGTGGCGCAGGGTAGAAAGATTGTCCACAAATCGATTCAGATGCTGGTTGATAAGCTCTCTGAGAACGCCTACGACCAGAGAATTCCTAGAATGGTGGCAGGCTATTTCGAAGACATGAGGCTTGTCCTTCAGGGGCTAATGCATAGCTGCAAACCAGGAGCGCCGATCTGCATTGATATTGGCGATAGTCGATATGGCGGGATACATGTTCCCACGCATGAGATTCTTGAGTCGCTGGGAGTTGATATTGGCCTTGAGCACATCGAGACGTTGCATCTGAGGAGCAGGATATCAAAGGATCGCAGCGTATTGTCTCAATCGCTGATTGTGTTCAGAAAAAAGGATAGCGCAGGCTTAAAGCCAGATCCGTCTTTAACAAATGAGCCTTTCCATGAAGCGGAAGATAAAGGAGATTTTCTTTCTCGATGGGAAAATTTCAAAGATGTATTGCCACACCAGAAGGAGCCGTACTCAAAACGGAACTGGGGTAGCCAACTGCACTCGGTTTGCTCTTATCAGGCAAAAATGAAGCCTGCCTTAGCGCACCATTTGGTTGATGTATTCAGTCGCAGAGGTGACAAGGTCCTCGACCCATTTAGTGGGTCTGGAACGATTCCATTTGAGGCATGCTTGATGGGGCGCGAGGGATACGGCTTGGAAATTAGTCTGCTGGGCACTGCCGTATCCAATGCAAAGCTAATGCGTGCTGACGAACAAAAGGTGCGCCATTTAATCGATAAGCTAGATTTGTGGATTAAGAATAACAAGGCTACCTCCGGCACACTGCGGCAAGCGGAGGAGATTAGGTTCAATGGGGCTCTTGCGGAGTATTTCCATCCTGATACGTACCAGGAGGTGCTATCTGCACGCGAGTTCTTTGCGGCGAACCAGAGTGATTCGCCGGAGTGGCATCTGGTCATGGCCTGCATGCTTCATGTCCTGCATGGCAACAGGCCTTACGCTTTAAGTAGAAACAGCCACCCTATAACCCCATATGCACCCACAGGAGATTTCATAAAAAAATCTGTTGTAGAAAAGGTCAGGGCGAAAGTTGAGAAAAGCTTGGCCTCTCAGTTGACAGACGACCTCCCCACTGGGCGATGCTTTCAAGGTGATATTTGTTCTGAATGGCCGGCAGAACTCCGAGATATAGATGCCATCATCACATCGCCGCCATTCTACGACTCGACACGCTTCTATATAACAAACTGGATGAGATTCTGGTTCTGCGGATGGGCAAGAAGTGATTACGATACCCGCGCGAATGAATTCGTCGAATCGCTTCAGAAGAAAACCTTCGATGTTTATCGAGGGATTTTTGAGCAGTTTCATGCCCGCCTAAAGCCTGGCGGATTGGCTGTGCTGCACCTTGGGCTAAGTCACAAATGTGATATGGCAATGGAGTTGACCAAGCAGGTCAACGGACTTTTTAATGTACTGGACATCGCTACCGAATCAGTAGGACATTGCGAGAGTCATGGCATTCGTGACAAAGGAACCACCACAGGACATCAGTACCTTATTCTTCAGAAATAAAGCGTAGTATCTTTATTTTTTGATGAAGTGGTGAATTCATAAGGCCTGCAACAATTTCTCAGTACCCATCAAGCTGTTGCTTGATGGGTACGGTGCATTTATAGAAAAACCATAGTGGCTATTATTTTTTCTGCCGTCGTAATTCATATTCCGCAACAAGATCGACCGGCGCGCCTCCAGGGGCAGCATCAAAGGCTTTCTGGAGTGCCTTTACCACTAACTCGCCAGTTATCTTTCCATCTCGAACTCTGACCATTTCAGCTCGCATTAGAAACGTATCAAAAAGCCAATCTAAGCGCTTAACAAGCTCGGTTATGACCTCGACGTTCGGAGTGGGCTCGTTAAGTTGATCAACGGGAATGCCAGTTAGAGCGCTGAGCCTCACTAACTGATCATCCGAGTAAAATTCCCTCGGATAGCGATCGCTTTTGGAGCTGTTGCATGATCCGCATAATGCAGTCGCAGTTTCATCAAGCGGCCAAAGCAGTGCTAGTGGCCTAGTGTGATCTAGCGCCATCGACTTCACAGTCGGAAGATCTGCGTTGCAATTGAAGCACTTGCAGCTAAATTTTTTCCAGATGTAATCAGACAGTTCAACACCGGTTCGGTGCTTGAACGCCATCTGCCTGCTCATTTGATAGAGCTCGGTAACCAACAATTCAAAATGCCTACGGCGAGCGCCGTCTTCCTTCATCTGAGCGCCAGTTCTATTTTTATTATGGGCTGCATTGACGCAATACTTCTTGCAGAATCTACACTCAAGCTGGTATCCGTAGTCAAGCTGGAGGACTTCCTGCGTTTCTGCATTCTTTAGTTTTCCAAAGCCTGTGTGTATGCACGGTCGGCGAGCAACACAATGATTGGAGAAGCTTAGTTGAACGCGCTCGTCATTTACATTTATCGGAAGAAAGCGTGCACATCGATTGCAAGTTTTTAGAAAAATATGCTCACCAGCGTCGCTCAGTTCCAGTACTTCTGTCGACCCAAGCAGTGCGATCTCAGTTTCCCCTTTGGTGCTCCAAAAGTGCGCCTCCGGTGAAAGCAGGTGCAAATTGCTTAGATATCCCGGAGCAGTACATACTTCGAACTTGCCGCCGGTATGGCAGCCCGGCTGTTCAACGAGCCCACAAGCTATATTCCAAAGAGAGATACTTGCGTTTTTATTCGCAGTCATAGAGACGGTGGCAGTAACTCCTTTGCCATCTCCCTGCCACATGCTTCCAAATTTCGACCAATTCGGCGATGCTGGCTCTGATAATGTGTGCTTTGGATTTGGGGAGGTAATTTCAATTGCCAAGCATTTATCTGCACAATACCATCCGCCGAACGCTATCCACGTATTTGGTGTGTGATCCGGGATTGTGAAAACAATTTCCACAGTTTCCCCGGCTTGGAGTTTAAGGGTTTTAGAGCTTTCTTTTTTCCACTCGCCACCAGTTGAATCAGGGTGCGATGAGAATCCAGACTCTCTTGTCATTGGACGCCGTACGCCGGAATATGCAGTTTTCCCCGGAAGCTTTACCATAGATGTTCACTATTTTTGGGCGCGCTGCGGAATGAACGTGCGCCATGTTGACAAATACAATCATTCTACGGTTTCAGATAGTTGCACACAACAATCGGTCGCCACTGCAGACGATCAGTGCTGTGTTCCGTCTTGCGACAATCCCCGGAAGCACTGCTCCGCCGCCAAAGACCCATCGGCAGCCCTCCTGACTGGCAGCTAACCCGTACCGCTGATTCACCCTTGGCTGCAGCATCGACATTGGCAGACGCCCCGCACCAAGGTTGAACGTGAAGTCCACGAAGGCTGAGAACCACCACTTGGACTCGGGGGCCAACACCCAGCCACTACTTGATGCTCGTTGTCATCTCATTGACCCACGCCTGCAGCGCCCTCAGTTGCTCGGCGTTCTCGTGGCAGGTTTGGTAGTTGGCGGCAACGGTTCCGGCGACGGCAGAGAGCGCAATGCCTGCGGCGGCCGCATCAGCATCTCGGGCGGTCTCGGGCAGTTCACCGGCGGCGGCAGCGTCGTGCAGGCGCACAAAGCCACGGTTGATAGTGCAAGCAGCATCGGCCTGAACGGGGACATAGACGGGAACCTCCTTCATGATGGTTTCGCCCTTCTCGCGGACGATGCGGACGCGGTCGACGTACTGGGTCACGACCTTGACGGCGGCTTGCGCCTGCCGCTCGCGGATAGCTGCGGTCTGTAGGGCTTGTTGCTGGATGGCGGCATCCCATCGCGCTTGAACGTGGCTCGCCCCCTTGATCCAACCAAAGCCAACCAGGGCGACGCCGAGCGCCGCGAGGGCCAGCAGCCGGTATGGCCACGGAATCACGCTCACGACGCCTCCCCGATGCACTGCCGGTATTCAGCTTCTCGCCGTGTAGCCAGCCCGCCGCACAGTCGCGCGTTGGTGGGCAGCGCGCAGTCTTTTCCCTGAAAGAAGCGCCAGCGCAGCAGCTCGGTACAGGCTCCCGCGTAGTCCTCGGCGTTGAGTTTCCTGACCAGCGTGGATTGGCAGAACGCGCGGCTGCCGACGTTGTAGGAAAAGCTCACCAGCGCGTCATACTCGTGTTGGGCCAGCGGCACGGACACGCATTGCTTGAGCGCTCCCTCGAACTGCTGCACATCGGTGAGAGCCCGAGCCAGCGCCTTTGGCGGCGTGGTGATGTCGCCCAGCTTTACTCCGGTGGTGGTGCCGAAACCAATGGTCGGTACATCGCCCTTGACGGGGATCACTGCACGGTCGGTGTAGCCCTCGTGCAGCACGATGCCGACCAGGGCGGCAGCGGACAGCGTCAGTCCGGCCACCGTCCTGCGCATCGCTGGTGATGGTGGCCGGGTCATCGGTGCATCTCCGGCTGAGCCACGATGCGAGCCACGGTTGCGCCGATGCTGGCAGCAAAGGCCAGCAGCACGAACGCGCCGCGCGGTAGTACGTCCCCGAACAGCGGCACCACGACTTCGGCAGCCGTGAAGGCAGCGGCCAGCAGCGAGAAGCGGATGCTCCAGGCCCGTCGCAACACGCGCCGCCAGTCGTCCAGAAGGCAGATCTTCGGCTTGGCAGTCATTGCACGCCTCCCATCAGCTTCAACTTGATGGCGGCCCCCACCAGCAGCGCGGCCAGGATGCCGGTGGTCACGACCTTGATGGTGGTCTGCCACGCCGTTCGGCGGGCATCGCGCCACGCTTCCAGCAGATCGCGCAGTTCGCGGATGTCCTTCGCGGCACTGCCGTTCTCCAGCCCGAGATTGGCAAGGCAACGCTCGGCTCCGCGTTCGGCGGCACGGTCGAGCAGTTCGTCGAAGTCCTCTTTGCGCAGAAGCAGCATGTTCTCGACCAGTGCGGCGGGTTGTTTTTCTTCGGTCATGGCAGTCTCCAAAAACGACGAACCCGCCTCGTGGGC